ATTCAGATTACAGAAGCAGTAGGTATACCTCAACAAATTATTGCTGGTCTTCCTAGTGGTGGACAAGTAGCATCCGTGGGTGGCATTGCTGTCATCGCTACTACATCAGCACTATTAGCAAAACCGCTGGCAGACTTACTATTGAAAGTAGTCAAACCAACGGTTAAGAAAGTTATTAAAAAGATTGCTGCTATTAGAGGTAAGTCAGTTCCTATTCTGTCTCTAAAGGAACGCCGAGATCTTCAGCGCGAGAGGACGAAGGCGATAAGGGTTTTGAAGTCGGCACTGAAACCGAAGGGATAGCATGTACATGTGGGGTGATTGCGTTCTTACCCATCACCAAAACATCTGCACATATAGAAGAATATTTTGTTCCAGGTGCGAACATGATACCTGCCTTCATTAATTCTCCACAATTCTTAAGACGAGCTATCTCAAAGTCTAATCTTTTATTAGCAACTAATTGAGCATTCAATTCAATCTGTGTTGTTGCTGCCTTCTTACAAAGGTCTTGTAAATTCTTATCTGTAGGTGTACTCCATGTCATAGAGAACCCTAGACCTAGACTATAGTTATCCTTCTGTCCTGTTCTAGTTCTCTTATGGAAGAGGATGTCACCAGGATTATCAATCAAACCGTCCTCGTTGATATCACTGATATCATACACAGGGTCATCATAGAAAGGTTCATATGGTTTAGAAGCAGATGCACTTCCTGTTACATATGGTGTGAAATTGCGAGTGGGACCTTGACATTGGATACCTCCACCATAGGTATTTGTAATGTATGGTCCCTGCAAAACCTGAATGGCTTGATTGGTAACTGAGCCAGAGCTATTCGCAACGGGGGATGCTGTTGCTGATACACCACCAACAGTTTCAGCATAAGCAGGATTGGCAAATAATAATGTTATTGGGAGAAGATACTTGTAGTATCGGTTACGCTTGTTACGTCGGTTTCTCTCTGTATCACCGTATGATTTTGAAGCCCTGGTCCAGAATAAGTTTCTGTAAACTGGAACGCTGCTCCTGGTGTTGTCTGTGTGAATGTTGGTTTGCCTGTTACTCCAGTCCATGATGAAGTCACTCCATTAATAGTTACATTATTAGATCCCATCCCTGGCGATAAGTTACCAGAAGCGGTTACTCCTGATCCAGTTGCTGAGTATTGATATCCTGTTGCGTAGTCCATCGAGTTGATGGTCTCTGTTATCTTTTGGGTCGTTTCTGTGTGGCTCGTCATCGATCCCTGAGTGAAATTCGGGACCACGGGGACCGCCAGGGCAGTTGCAGGTATGACACTTGCAACCACCGCAGACATCACAGACCAACGAATCATAGTATTCATTATCCATTTCCTCAGTCAATAACAGTAATCTCAGAAACGAATTGGCCAGTAGCAGTAGTACCTGCTCCTCCACCAGTCACCGTAAGAACACCAGCACTGGTTACAGTACCTGCTAGAGAACCAGCAGAACCAGCAGTGTAAGAAGTTACATTACTGAAGTTGGGAACATCTCCTACTGTAGGAGCAGAAGTTGGAACTGCATCAGCCTGTGTGTATGACTGACTAAATGAGAAAGCAGAACCTGCAGTATCTTGAGTAGCGGTGATAGCACCAGGAGAATAGACTCCTGAAGTAATGGTGCCAGCAGATACAGCATGTGCTGTGGTGCCGTCTGTAGTATCTATATTACTACCAGAGATACTAAATGAGGAACCAATCCTGGTTGCCTGAGATCTAGCAGCATCAACTGTAAGTTGAACACTTGAAGCATGTTTGGACACTAGTCCACCTGCATTTGCCGCACTTGCGGTCACTAATAGCATAACGATAGGTAAAAATTTAGTCATTTTTTCCATCGAATTTTGTCCTTATACTATGTAGGTGAGGTATTCCTTACATAGAGGTACGGAATATCACACATCGTATTAAACTAGAAACTTGTTAAATACTATTGGTTGCCTTCGGGGACCACAAAATACAATCTCGCTTTATAAGGAGAAGTTACATGGACCTTACTAGATGGACATCGAAAGATGTTGATAAAATTTTTGATGCTGCAAACAGATACAGCGTTGGACTAGATGATATCTTCTATCGATTGCATTCATATGGATCGAATCAACCTGGTGGACAATATCCTCCATACAATATCGTCAAAGAATCAAATGTTAAATGGCGTATTGAAATTGCACTTGCTGGATGGGCACCAGAAGATGTTGAAGTAACTACTGAGTCAAATGTACTCTTAGTAAAATCTGTTGCACCTAAGAATGATGGTGAAGAAGAATATATGCATCGGGGATTATCTTCACGCACGTTTGCTAGGGGATTCAACCTTTCGGATGATGTCGAAGTTGGCACAGTCAGTTTTAATAATGGACTTCTTGTGGTAGAATTACGGAGAATCATTCCTGATCATCAGAAACGAAAGGTTTATGAAATCCAAAATCCTACACTACCTGAAAGCAATGGTGATGCATCCAGCGACACACTTTAATGTGATGTCTATTGGAGTATTGATTATGATAGGAGTACTCCATAACCATGCTCACTACGCAATGAATATGGATGCAGATAGTTATGTGAGGCAGTGGTGTAGATCATCAGCAGAAAACAAAAAGACCTGCGTCCGCTATGGTGGAAACATGGACTACTAGTCAGCATATATAATGTACAACCAAAGAGACCTTGCGGGGTCTCTTTTTGTTTGGAGTACACTATGAATGTTTATGTAAACTTAAAACCGAATACTTATGATGGTGATACCGATCTCTTGACAGTAGAAGTGCCTGCATCTTATACTGAAGAACTTATGAGATACGTCAGACCTATCGCAGAACAAAAGAATATCGACGAATCCAAAATCCTTAAGGATATTATTAAGGAAGCAGTAAACGAAATTGAAAGGAGGAATTATGAGCGTAAGAATCGTAAGAACAAGAAGTAATGAAGATGTGATTTGTGACCTCTATGAAGTTACAACACAGGAAGAACCAGATAAAGCAGTAGGATTTCAAATGAAAAATCCTTACTCGGTCTGGATTTCTGCACCTAAAACATCTACAGTCGTAGAGCAAACTGAGGATGAAGTTACTGCTAAAATCAGTGAACCATCTATCAACTTTGAACCTTGGGCACCTTTGTCCAAAACCAAAGATATCATGATGAAACTGGACGAGATTGTCACAGTTTATGAAACTCATGAAGAAATTGAAACCAAGTACAACCAACTGATTGAGGCAGAAAATGGAACAGCAGTCGATTAAGTTAGTTCTATTGAGAGAACGAAAAGAATATCTTATCGGTAGTATTACCGAATTAGATGAAGAACCAAGTCTCTTGATTGAGAAGTGTATGGAAGTCACTGAAGATGGAACCCTTAAGAAGTTCCCTCTTCATGCAGAGCAACGTGATTTGTTCTTGACATCCGAGTGTGTTTTGACTATACTGGATCCAAGTCCTGATGTGCTGGAGACATACAAAAACGCATGAGTTCGTTTTACACCAACATTCAACTCGCTGGTGATACAATCTTGTATAGGGGATATGAAGACGGACAACCCGTCTCATATCGAACAAACTTTTCCCCAACATTGTATATTCTTTCACGTAAAGAAGAAGAGTTTAAAACCCTAGAGGGTAAGAATGTATCACCCGTCCAGTTTCAGACTTCTAGAGAAGCACGAAACTTTATTCAACAATACGATGGCGTTGAGGGGTTTGAAGTTCATGGTTATGAACGATTTGTATATCAATATATTCGTCGTGAGTTTCCTGGCGAAGTTAATTATGACATCAGTCAGATGAAAATCTTTGCATTGGATATTGAGGTCCAATGTGAGAATGGATTCCCTGATGCAGAAGCAGCAGCAGAAGAAATGCTATCCATCACCATTAAAGATATGGTGACAAAGCAGTATTATAGTTGGGCAACTCGGGAGTTTGAAGCACCAGAAGGAGTTGAGACACATATCTTCTGGACAGAACATGAAATGCTAAACCATTTTATTAATTGGTGGGTGCAAAATACTCCAGATATTCTGACGGGTTGGAACGTAAATCTATATGATGTTCCATACATTGCTCGTCGGATTAGTCGTGTGCTTGGTGAGAAGTGGATGAAGAGTCTGTCTCCTTGGAATCGTGCTAATGAAAGAGAGGTTTATGTTAAGGGACGTAGAAATATTGCTTATGATATCTCTGGGGTCAACATTCTTGACTATCTTGATCTTTATCGTAAGTTTACATATACAAACCAAGAATCTTATCGCCTAGATCATATTGCTTTTGTGGAACTAGGGCAAAGAAAACTTGATCACTCTGAGTATGAAAACTTCAAGGACTTCTATACCAGTGATTGGCAGAAGTTTATGGAGTACAACATCCAAGACGTTGAACTGATTGACAGATTGGAAGACAAGATGAAGTTGCTTGAACTTGCCATCACGATGAGTTACGATGCCAAGGTCAACTTTGAAGATGTGTATAGTCAGGTCCGTATGTGGGACACGATGATCTATAACTATCTTACAGATAGGAAAGCAGTTGTTCCAGCAAGAAAGGGTGCTAAGAAAGATGAAAAATATGCGGGGGCATATGTTAAGGAACCGATTCCAGGAAAGTATAATTGGGTTGTGTCTTTTGACCTTAACTCTCTGTACCCTCATCTTATTATGCAGTACAACATCTCGCCAGAAACGTTACTTGAGGCAAGACATCCAACAGCAACTGTTGATAAGATACTTAATAAGGAACTAGATATTGGTGGGGAATATTGTGTATGTGCGAACGGTGCTCAGTACCGTAAAGATATACTTGGGTTCCTACCAGAAATGATGCAGAAAATCTATGATGAACGGACCATATACAAGAAGAGAATGCTTAAGTCTAAGCAAGCTCTTGAACATGCCACCACACCTGCAGAGACCACATCATTACAAAAGGATATTTCAAAATTTAACAATATCCAAATGGCAAGAAAAATCCAACTCAACTCTGCCTATGGTGCCATCGGAAACCAATACTTCAGATATTACAATCTGGCAAATGCTGAGGCAATTACCCTCTCGGGTCAAGTCTCGATTAGGTGGATTGAGAGCAAAGTAAATGCCTACTTAAACAAATTACTTAAAACAGAGGACCACGATTATGTTATTGCTTCCGATACTGACAGCATCTATATCTGTCTTGATCTACTCGTTAGTTCTGTATTTGATGTACAGGAGGTTTCGCAAGAGAAGATTGTCAATTTTCTCGACTCTGCCTGTAAGAGTAGAATCGAACCATTCATCGAACAGTCGTATCAGGAACTAGCAGATTACGTTAGTGCTTATGACCAGAAGATGGTCATGAAGCGAGAGAACATTGCTAGCACAGGTATATGGACTGCTAAGAAGAGATACATTCTTAATGTCTGGGATAGTGAGGGTGTTCGTTATGAGAAACCCAAACTAAAAATCATGGGATTGGAGGCAGTTAAGTCATCTACTCCTGGTGCATGTCGTACTGCGATTAAAGAATGCATGACAGTTATTGTCAATGAGACTGAAGAAGCAGCACAGAAATATATCTCTGACTTCAGAGACAAATTTTCTTCGTTGCCAGTTGAAGACATTTCATTTCCAAGGGGATGTAATGGAATAAATAAATGGTCTAATCCAGCAACGATCTATAGTAAAGGCACACCGATTCATGTGCGTGGTGCGTTGCTTTATAACTTCCATAACAAGAAGAACAAACTAACTCATAAGTATCCGTTGATACAAGATGGGGATAAACTAAAGTTTGTTTACTTGAAGACTCCTAACAAGATCGGTGAAAATGTTATTAGTTATTTGAATACATTTCCCAAAGAGTTGAATCTTGACAAACAGGTAGACTATGACCTACAATTCTCTAAGTCTTTCCTAGACCCTATCAACGTTATTATGGATACGATTGGATGGAAATCAGAAAAAATAGCATCGCTGGAGTTTTTATTCGGATGAAACAGACAAAGTTTATGGTAACCTATCAGAAAGCATTCGGTGCTGGTGCTGCCAGAGAAGAAAAACTTTTTGATGAACTGACAGATGCTCAATGGTTTGAGCGTGCTATGAAACGATCACAACACATCACAACATTATTAGAGGTTAAAGAGTGAATTTTCTTAAAGACGTAGTAAAGGAGATCGGTAATGAGTATGCAGGATTGGTCAGTGACGGTGTTGCTGCAGGTGACACCAGTGGTTTCATTGATACTGGCAGTCATATCTTTAACGCTTTGGTATCTGGGAGTATCTACGGAGGTGTTCCTGGAAACAAGATTACGGCCATTGCAGGCGAGTCGTCTACTGGCAAAACTTTCTTTTGCCTTGGCATTGTACAGCATTTTCTCGACAGTAATCCTGACGCAGGTGTAATCTACTTTGAATCTGAGTCTGCTATCTCTCGTCAGATGATTGAGGATAGGGGTATTGATTCTAATCGCATGATGATTGTTCCTGTTGCAACCATTGAAGAGTTTCGTACCCAGTCTTGTCGTATCCTTGACAAGTACATGGAGCAGAAAGAGGATGATCGTAAACCTTTGATGTTCGTTCTAGACTCCTTAGGTATGCTTGCCAGCAATAAGGAGGTTGAGGATGTTGCGAATGATAAGCAGGTCAGGGACATGACTAAGAGTCAGTTGATTAAGGGTGCCTTCAGGGTCCTTACACTCAAACTTGGTAAGGCAAACGTGCCTATGCTGGTCACCAACCATACTTACGATGTGATTGGTTCTTATGTTCCTATGAAAGAGATGGGTGGTGGTAGTGGTCTGAAGTATGCATCTTCTACTATCATCTATCTGTCTAAGAAGAAAGAGAAGGACGGTACAGATATTGTCGGTAACATTATCAAATGCAAAGCACAGAAGTCTCGTCTGACCAAAGAAAATAGTCAGATTGAAACTCGTCTTTACTATGATCGTGGTCTTGACAAATACTATGGACTGCTAGAACTTGGTGAGAAGTATGGAATGTGGAAGAATGTTGCTGGTCGCTATGAAATGAATGGTAAGAAAGTCTATGCTAAGGCAATCTTGAAAAATCCTGAGACATACTTCACAGACGAAGTAATGCAAGCACTCGATGAAGCAGCAGCAAAGGAGTTCCGTTATGGCAGCTAAACTTGTAGACTATATTAAAACCTACAATGGTTTAGTTGATGAGGAGTTCTGTAGAACTGTCATTAAAACTTTTAGTGAAACCAAGGGGGAGTACATTGATAGAGATCAGCGACCTTCCTTCACAGAATTAAATATATCTCGTCGCTTCTTAGATAAGGATCCCAACTGGATTGATATTCAAAATACTTTGACCAAGACATTCATTGATGCAGTTGAACTGTATATGTCTGACCTGGACTTAGGTCCAGACTTTCCTGAAAAGTATGCATTTGAGGAACATCGTCTTAAGATGTATCAATCTAATGCATATGATCAGTTTAAAGATCATGTTGATGTTGGGGATTACAAGTCTGCTAGGAGATTTTTAGTCTGTTTCATGTACTTGAATACGGTGTCTGAAGGAGGAGAAACTTCTTTTCCCAAACTAGACTACCAAATTGCTCCAGAGTGTGCTAAGATACTAGTGTTCCCTGCTACCTGGCAGTGGAGGCACGCAGGTCTTCCTACGGTCTCTGAGAACAAGTACATCGTTGGAACCTACCTGCACTACGTTTAATGAATCTAGAAGTAACTATTCTCAGTAACCTCATTTACAATGAAAGGTATACACGCAAGGTACTTCCTTTCATCAAGTCAGACTACTTCACTGCTCGGGAACATAAGATTATCTTCTTAGAGATTCATGAGTACATTAGTCAATATGATGCGTGCCCCAGTCTGAATGCAATTGGTATAGAATGTCAGGAACGAACTGACCTCACTGAAGACCAGTTCAAAGAAATTATTCAGGTATTGAATGTCCTTTCCGATGATCCCGCAGACCACGATTGGCTCGTTGATACTACAGAAAAGTGGTGTCAAGAGCGTGCGATCTACCTATCTCTTATGGAGAGTGTCAAGATTGCTGACGGACAAGACGCCAAGAAAGATAAGGGTGCTATTCCTTCTATTCTTTCGGAAGCACTTGGAGTATCGTTCGATCAACATGTAGGACATGATTATGTCTCGGATGCAGAAGAACGCTATGAATTCTATCATCGCAAAGAAAATAAGATACCTTTTGATCTCTCGCTCTTCAACAAAATCACAAAGGGTGGACTACCTAACAAGACTCTTAATATTGCACTAGCTGGTACTGGTGTAGGTAAGAGTTTGTTTATGTGTCATGTTGCTGCTGGAGCATTACTACAAGGCAAGAATGTCTTATACATCACATTGGAGATGGCAGAAGAGAAGATTGCTGAACGCATTGACGCAAATCTTCTCAACATTCCAATCCAACAACTCGGTGATCTTCCGAAAGTAATGTTCGATAAGAAGATTGCAAGTCTTGCTAAGAAAACTCAAGGCAAGTTAATCATCAAAGAATACCCTACGGCATCTGCACATGTGGGACATTTTAAATCTCTTGTTAGTGATCTTGCTCTTAAGCGGAGCATTAAACCCGATATTATCTTTATTGATTACCTTAACATATGTGCTTCCCAGAGGTATAAAGGAAGCATCGTCAACTCCTACACCTACGTCAAAGCAATCGCAGAAGAACTTAGGGGTTTTGCTTGTGAGTGCGATGTTCCTATCATCTCTGCTACGCAGACCACTCGTTCAGGTTTTGGTAGCACTGATGTTGACCTTACTGATACTTCTGAATCCTTTGGTCTCCCTGCTACTGCTGATCTTATGTTCGCCCTTATTTCTACAGAAGAGTTGGAGGGAATGAACCAGATTATGGTCAAGCAGTTGAAGAATAGATACAATGATACGAACTCATTTAAGAGATTCTGTATAGGTATTGACAGAGCGAAGATGAAGTTGTATGATGTTGAGGAATCTGCACAAGACGACCTTGTTGACTCTGGACAAGGAACCGAAACCCAACAGATTGATTTAGTTAAAAAGTTCACTTCCAAAAAAACATTCCAAGATCTTAAGTATGATTGATTTTATTAAGTATGCCCAATTTGTATCGGCGGTCACGTCGCAAGAGAGTAAAAATTATACTGACTTTGCCAACCGAATCTTTGAACTTGCAGAAGACGGAGTTCCAACCGAGCGACTGCTTACTGCTTCTGTAGGTCTTTGTGCAGAGTCTGGTGAGTTTACTGAGATTGTAAAGAAGATGGTCTTCCAAGGGAAACCTGCTAGTGAAGAAAACTTCTATCATATGAAGCGTGAACTAGGTGACATTATGTGGTACTTCATGCAAGCATGTCTGGCACTTGATGTTTCTCCTGAAGAAATTATTGAAATGAATGTAGAGAAACTAAAAGCACGCTACCCTGGTGGTGAGTTTGATGTTCATTATTCTGAAAACCGTAAGAAAGGAGATCTCTGATGGATGGTGCAGTACACGCTTGGCATTCTATGAGTTATGTGGAGGGGTTCTTCTTCTCCGTCTGGATCTTAGGAATGTATTATGTCAAACTAAAAATGGATAAGAGGTTTGGACGATGAATTTTACACAAGATGATCTTTGGAATCAGATTGCAACTCTCGGTTGGAATGTCAGAGATGACAATATTGTAATCGAGATTGGTGGTACACAGGTATCTGGTATCTACCAAGGTGAAAACTACAACAAGAAGTGGGCAGCCCAATATGGGGATCGTAAGTATAACAAAGATGCATTCATTGTTATCAAGAACCTCTCACGAAACGACGACACAAAATCACAACCTATGGATAGGGAGCACGCACCACATCATGGAACCCCAACTACCGCAACGACAACCAGAGACACCTCAACAGAAGAGGAAGTTTCGTCAGACAGTAGTACAGATACAACTGAATAACATTTGTCAATGTCTAAGTGGCAAATGGTATAGAACTCATTATTGGGATCCTGAAGGAAACCGATCTGATAGATTTGTAATTGAGTTTCCCCCAGAAGAGTTTAACGACGTCTGATGTATAGCCTTTGGATTCACATACGAGCATTCGTTTCTGTTGTAGTGGTGAGTTGTGCTCACCCTGTCAACTGGGAGCAGTGTGTTCGTGTGGACCAATGGTTATTGCCTGAAGTTGTCCAAGGTTATAAACTATGGACAGGACAAGAAAAAATCTATCAAAACGAAAAGCAGTATCTAAATAGTCTGGAAGACTTAGAAGAGTAGAATGACAGTCGCATCAGATCTCAAAGACAACTTAGGTAAGGTCTTTAAGGATTCTTATAGTCTTGAAAAATTTTTCAAATCTGTATCTGCATCTGGAGATAAAGAGATTGATACTTGGGATTCAACATCTACAGAAATGGTGAAGATGCCTTCTGGCAGTACGCTAGGTTTGATTCCACGCATCAAAGTAAAGACCGAAAGAAATTGGTTACGTGGAAAGATTAAAGAATTTGTTGAAGAGAATCAAGAAAATATTATTACTAATATTCGAGAAGTTCTAAAACTCGAAGGAGTATGGGAGTGGAGCTTTGAAGAAAAAGTTATTGGTAGTTTGTCTGGATTACAATCCTATGTTATCAGTGGCGCTAGGGAAGGAAAAAAACCCACTATCAGGATTATATTTGCATCTAAAGGTCTTTCTAATGGTGCTGGTGGTAAGAGAGAAGATCCTCATGAACTGATGACTGCATGTTTGATTCTTTCAAAAACGAAGGTTGATCTCAATGGTATTAATGGCAAGAAAGATGGTGAAAGATATGGTGCATACAAAGCAATTGTAGATAAGTTGGTAACAATAGCACCTAAGATTGTTGGTGCTGCAGGATTATCAGGATTTTATATTGACCCTAAGACTAAACAAGAACCTGATCTTATTAACTTAGCAAAGGCAGTCTCTGTATCAAACTATGTGATTGATTTAATTGGTAATGCTAAGGTAGATGCAGTTTGGCAGACAGGAACAAAGTGGGCACAGGAGATTAAAAAATATGATGTTGGACCAAGCACGATTAAAAATTACAACTCTTCTGATATCATTGTAAAATTTACTACTGCTGGAAAGGATGGTGCTACCCATTACTGGGGATTGTCACTTAAGAAAGCAGGTATCAAAGATCCAGAACCAACACTATTAAACAAACCTGCATTTGGTTCAAAGGGATTTATTGAGAAGAAAATGAAACCTGCTGATGTAAAGAAAGTTGAGGATGCTAAGAAGAAATTTTTTGTTGGTGCTTTAAAAATTAAAACAGGAACAACATCTATCAAGAATAAGAAGATTGATAGTATGCCAATTAAAGAAGTATTGAAAAATGCAAACAATCTTTTCACTGATACGAACGAGAAGGCTGAGATGCTAACGGGACGTGGTAAATACCAACCCAATAAGAATATCTATTTTGAAGAAATGCATAAGGCATTTATGAAATTTGATAATGATAAAGAGTTCTTTGAAGAGTTTCTAGATACTATCTTTAAAATTAACTTACAAACATATGTGCAAGATGCTTCATTCCATTTCAGTTTAATTACTGGACGTGGTGACTATAAGGATGGTAAAGTTTTAGAAGTATCACCACCTAGTGAGAAAGAAGGTAGAACTACTTCTGAAGTATTTCGTCTAATCTTTGGAGACTCTGATAATACTAAGTTCCGACTGATTCCAAATAGGACTAATACTTCAGATGCAAAGAAGATGGCATTTGAAGAAGGTGCTACTGCTGCAAAACTTTTTTATGAGATGGCAATTGGACCTAAGGGAAAAGAGCACAGTATTGTAATGTTAGAAGTAAGATACAAGGGAGCATTGACATCTGAACCTCAGTTCCAGGTATTCATGAGTACAAAGAAGAATGGGTTCTCGGATTTATATAAAGCATATGTGAAAAAGAATAAGATCGAACGCTGGTGACACCCTAAGAACTGTCACACCTCTGGTTGCGACTGCCTTCTGCCATGCTATAATATGTGTATAGACAAAGGACGAATGCCAAACAAACACCTTGAGCACCTAGAGGATTCCATCTTTGATGGTCGTCGGGTTGCTCTTGCTGCTGTCAAGGAAGCACTGACTGTCAAGAAGGTCAGTGTCAAGTGGGACGGTGCTCCTGCTATCGTGTTCGGTACTAACCCCGCCAATGGTCAGTTCTTTGTGGGCACCAAGTCTGTATTCAACAAAAAGAAAGTTCTAATCAACTACACCTATGAGGACATTGAGACGAATCATAAAGGGAACGTTGCAGATATCCTTCGTTTATGTTTGCGTCATCTTCCTCGTATCAGTGGTATTGTCCAAGCTGATTGGATCGGTGTCGGTGGCGGCAGTGTTTATACCCCTAATACTGTGGAGTATCGCTTTTCCTATTCGGTTGTTCAACAAATTATTCTAGCACCACATACGTCATACACTGAGGTGTCACCTACTGCAGAGGCAAGTATTGGTGTCACTCTACAGTCTACCGATAGTGTTCATTTCGTTGATACTAATGATGCAACTGTTGGTGAGTGGTCTGCAGTAAGACTTGCTGCGGAGATTGTTGCTCTGATTCCTTTCTGTAAGGTTTCTAATAGTGCAGAACTCAAGAAGCATGTCAATACATTCATTCGTATGGGTAAGATACCCAGTGCTGAATTGATGTTCAATGTCTTCAATGCTAAATATAAGGGTGAGGTTAATCTGACCACCTTTAAGGTGTGGCATAAAATCTTCCAACTGAAACAGCGTCTACTTGATGCGGTTGTGACTAATGAAAATGTTGAATGTTTCATTGACGGTAATCCTTCTTCACATGAAGGGTTTGTTATTCCCTCAAGCAACCCATACAAACTCGTAGATAGACTGACTTTTAGTAAAGCAAACTTCAACTTAAATAAAAATTGGTAGAATGAAAAAGTTCAGTGCTTTTCTAATTGAAGCCGAAAAATCATTTGCAGCAAAAACTGCACAAACATTAAAACTTAAGCATGTAGGTTACGGTAGATACGCAGACCCTAGCGGGAATGTAACCCACATGTCTAAGGATGGAAAACTAGTACAATTAAAACCTGGCGATGACATCACCCCGACACAATCCAATGGAGAGGAAGAAACTGGAGACGGCTCGGGTGCGGTCGATCAAGGCACAATATCTATTACATTTGGAAGATTTAATCCACCTACGGTTGGGCATGAGAAACTTCTAGCAAAAGTAGCTAGAGAGGCAAAGGCAAATGGAGGAGAGTATAGAATATACCCCTCAAGGTCGGAGGATCCTAAAAAGAATCCCCTTGACGCAGGAACTAAAATTAAATATATGCGGTTGGCATATCCAGATCACGCGAACGCGATTGTTGACAATGGGGACATGCGTACTATCTTTGATGTTCTTACCGCACTCGATACTGACGGGTATAGCAGCGTTAACATTGTGGTGGGAGGTGACAGGGTTAGTGAGTTCAACAGTCTCGCACAGAAATACAACGGAGAACTATACTCATTCGATGAAATCAAAGTAACCTCTGCAGGAGAAAGAGATCCTGATGCTGAAGGTGTAGAAGGTATGTCTGCATCTAAGATGCGTAAGGCAGCAGCAGAAGATGACTTCGATTCATTTAGTCAAGGTGTTCCAGAAGGTCTTGGTAAGGATGGTTCTGAAAAATTATTCTTGACATTGCGACAAGCAATGAAAGTTGAAGAGTATGGAGACTTTGCTGATGCATCATTCCAGTTACATGAGATTGCACCTAGATTAGATCTTCAGGGTATGCGTGAAGCATACTTTGACAATAAAATGTTTGAAGTAGGAACGTTTGTTGAAAATGTGAACACTGGTGTTATTGGTAAAGTTGTCAGTAGAGGTGCTAATTATATTATTTGTATTGATGAAAGGGAAACTGTATTTCGCTGTTGGTTAAAGGACTTAGTTGAAAGGAATGATATTAAATTCTTTAACTTTACACCTGCTGGAGAGATGGGTACGGATAAACTTGCTAACTATATGAGAAAACTTACTCCAGGTGAATTCATTCGTAAGATAAATAAAAAGGACAAGGACGCTTAGTAACATGAACCTCAACGAACTTCCTGATATGTCTGATGCTCTCAGACAAGTATATGAAAAGAAAAATAACGATGGCAATCTTGCCAACAATGCTGTCCCCTACGATAAAGTAACCAAGGCAGATATTATTACTGGTGCTAAGGGGAAGGACGAGCAAGGCGGAAAGAAGAAACCCAAAGGGCACGACTGCGCCAAACTTGTCAAGTATGAGGGTAAAGAGTATACTGTCATTCCTGAAGCACACACATTGCTGGAAGACGGTACAGTAACTCATTACGATATTGAAGATGATGAGTATATCTACGAGAACGTCCCTGTCGGAGATCTTGAGATTCTAGAGGAAGGTCATCACGAGCACTTCGTAAATTACGATAAGAATGCTGAGGTTCTTGGTGAAGGAAAATTCACTGGATCTAAGTCTTCTGTAGACCGCAATTCTACTGCTGATAGTGGTGGTAGAAATGCTGCAGAGCGTCGTAAGGATCGCCGCACTCTTGCCACATACTATGGTGCTGGTGGTAAGGAAATGGCTATTGACCGCGCTAAGAAAGAGCGTGATGAGAAACGTGCCGCTCGTAAAGAAGCATTTGCATTCTCAGAAGCAGACTTTGCCGAGTTAGAAACTCTTGGAGAAGAGATTGATTCACTGACTGATGAGCAACTCGTCGATGTCATGGAAGATATCATTCTTGAGATGGCAGAAGATGATCAAGACTTGATTGAGATCTGTGAGCATCTTGAGGGTGTTGAGATGCTCTCAGAGGAAGAGCGTGACGCTGGTGCAATGGCACGAGAAAAACTCAACAAGCCTGCTGGTCCTTCCCGTATGGATCGTCTGAAGAGTGCTGCTAAGAAAGCAGGTTCTAAACTGAAAGCAGGTGCTCAAAAGGCAGGTGCTGCTGCTAAGAAAGGTATCAAGGCAGCAGGCAAGTCTGCTGTTACTAATGCTGGTAAGGCAGTAGGAACATTCCAAGGTTCTAGAGAAGCAGCACGCATCAAAGCAAAGCGTACATCGATGCAGAACACTCCTGCCAAGAAAAAGTCATCTGACGATGATGGCACTGGTGGTAAGTTGGATGGTGTTCTAGACAGCATCAGAAAGTCTAAAGGTACAGGTTCAAGTTCTAGCAGCAGTTCCGACAGCGGTTCGTCTTCTAGTGGTGGCGGGGAAAGCAGCAGTTCTTCTAGCAGTGCTCCTGCTAAGAAGCCTAGTCTTCTGAGAAGAGCAGCAGGTGCTGTTGGTAGAGGTCTGAAGAAAGCAGTTGGTAAGACTGCTCGTGCAGTATCAAGTGGCAGTGGCAAACTTGCTTCACGTCTTGGTGAAGATTATGATCAGATTGCACACTTGTATGAGTCTGGACTCTTCTCTATCGAAGAGATTGAGAATGTAATCGAAGAAGGTTACAAGGAGATTGATCAACCAAAGAAAAACAAAATGTTCCGTCGTGCAGGAAACCTGTCACGCGATGCATTGCAAGGTGGCGACAAAGGAACCGAGGCACATAAGAAGTCTGGTAAGATTGTCAAGCAATTGAATAAATTAAACCAGGAGAATAAGTGATGTTAAGTTTTAAAGATCTATCTGAAAGAAAAACCAAGGTCAAGATTAATCCCAAACAATCGGAAATCACTGAAAAGTGTTGCGATAAGACAGGAGAGGAAGAATGTAAGTGTGATGATAAAACACCTGCACAAAAATCAGTTGAAGGTAAAGGTAAAGGCGCAGTATGCACTAAGTGTAACGGCGCAGGATGTAAGTCCTGTGGCGGCAAAGGTTACATGGATGGCGACTCCGAAGGTGCCGACATGAGCGAAGCGAAAAAGAAAGACGATTCTTATCTGGAGGTGAACTTCAAGAAACGTCAAGCAAATAATGAGAAAGCTCGTAAAGATATGGACAAAGTTCCATCCCAGAAAAATCCCCACTTTGAATCTACAGGAGACCAAGCGTATGGCAGTCAAGAAGAAGTTTCAGAAGAAAGCACAGAAGAAGTCGCAGAAACTGAAAATAAATTCTTGACATTCGGACAATTTGACGAACTCTATAAGGGTAAGCACGGTCAGACCGAGAAGCAGTATCAGGATTCCCGTTCTGATGCAGGCAAGATGGTCTCTGGCGACTCTAAGATGAGTGGATCCAAGTATGCTCAGGGTAGGAGAACTGGTAGTGATGCTGGTCCTCAACCTGCTGGTGGGTCTAAGAAACCTGCAAGTCAGGGTAAGATGGACAGTGGCAGTCGCACTGATTTAGTCTTCCGTAAAGCAGCACTCAAGAAGAAAGCAGCAGCGAAGAATGAAGAAGTTGTTAATGAAGAAGGTGCAGATTCACTGAAGGATCGTCGCATGGAGCGTGGTGGTGTTGGTGGTAACCAACGTTACAACAAACCAGTCAGTAACACACCCAATACATTTGGAAAGAAAAAACCAAAGTATGATGGTATGTCTGCCGTCGAAAAAGTGAAGGCAAGTATCGAGAAGCAGTATGGTAAAGGTGCCATCATGGACACCAAAAAGAAGAAGTAAGCATATATAGATTAGCACCCACTAAGTACTAATCATGTTATCTTTTCTATTACCATTAGCATCAAAAATTATTAATGATGCTGTTTCTAAGCTTCCCGATGACGAGGAACTTGGTGAGAAACTAGTCGAGATTTGTATTGTCATCCTTAAGAAAGCAGTCACTTTGACTAAGACTGATATGGATGACAAACTTCTTGCAGTTGTTGAACAAGCAATTAACAATCGCGAAGCATGAGAACCATCAGGGGACTTGAGTCCCCTTTTTTTATAAATAAATATATTAGGAATTAATACGGAGTAACCCATGTCTCTTTACGGGAGAACTGATAGCAACGCAAATAAGACTCAAGCAGGACTCGCCCGTGGTAACGGCAGTGGCTCTGTTTCTGAAACTGTTATTTTTGTTGACGCTGCTGAAGCAGTATTGAACGAGAATGCTTCTCGTGGTATCACTGGTCCTGGTTGGTGGGCATATAAGACCTACACCGATAGCTCTGGTAATACTCGTCACAAGGCAGAATGTCTTGCTTTCATCAGCAACCCTGATGGTACTGAGTCACAAGCAGATGACACGATTGCAGCAGACGTTGCATCGGCAGTAACTATCTCTGCTCAACCTGCAGCATCTACTAGTTCTTCTGGTGCTGGTACGTTCACTCTTAGCACTTCTACTACAGGAACACCTGGTGCTCTTGCTTATGTCTGGCAACGTCAGACCGCAGCAGCAACAACCCGTTGGGTTAACATTGCAGCAGATACTGACACTGGTGTAACCTATGCAGACTTCACTACTGCGACTCTGGCATACAGCAGTCTCGGTGATGATTCACTTGACGGTTATAAGTATCGTGTCAAGATTACATCTGCAGGTGGTACTGAGGAAGTCATCTCTGATGGCGCAGCAACATTAACCTTCGGCAGTTGATAAATGAAATTTGACGAACTGAATGAGTCTAACTATATTCTGTTCGCCATAAAACATTATGAGAATCCTCAATCGGTAACGAAAGAGGATTTTGATGAGGATATGAAACGCTTCAAATACTTGAAGCGCCTCCTTAAAAGATACTTGAGGACAAATGTGTTAAGGACGCATTTGATAATCAATCATTTAATTATTTTGTATAATGTTTTTGGTGAAGCTGCTACTCCTCTTTTATTTTTTAAACTAGAAAGGGAATGTTGGAGTTTGACAAAAACCCTACTTATATTTTTGAATAAATATCCTGTAGGAATGTTACCCGATTTAGATTTGGACGACGACGTAAAAAAAGAACTGGATAAACTATGACTGTAATGACTGCTGGTACTGGTGGATTTAGTGGAGACGCTGCTGCGAAAGGTCCTAATGCAGGTTACGATCCTGTCTTAAAATTTCGTGGTAAATTAAAAAAGAGTAAGGATGATAAGAAACTTGTGATGCCTGGTAATAAGTTAGGCGAATCCAAGGAGAATCCTACGATGCCATCTAGATTACTTCAATATAAGGTAACCATTCCTGAGGTTGGAGAGACTGTTATCTATGCTTCATCTCCTGCTGAGTTGACACAGAAGATGCGTCTCCTTATCAATCCTCGTTATAGGGGCGATGTTAAGATTGAAAGGATTATGCCTGGTGAGGCAGCTAAGTTCTTTATGAACAAGCGTATGAATCACCTGCGTAATGTTAAAGAGCAAGCAGATAAGCAAATGCAGATGCAGATGACTCAACAGCAAGTTGGTCTTGAACAAAAGAAATCTGCTCAAAAGATTGCTCAAATCAAAAAAGAATTACAAAAGAAAACTGCTGCATTAAAACTCAAGTCACGAGTTGGCGGCGCACAAGCAACTGTAGATAGGTAGCTATGGATTCTGAACTTAACACAGCACTATATGAAAGGTTAGAAAGAGTTGTAAACATCCTACAAGACAACTCTATACAAATGGGCAAACTTCTTGCAGTCCATAATGAAAAATTAGATAAGCAAGATAAAGTTGATGCAATTCTGTTTGAAAAGTTAGACAGATTGTCTTCAGATCTTAACAGAGAAACTAATGCGATTAAGAAGGGGTGTGAAAGAGACATCCGTCTTATCGATGATAGACTTAGACTCTTAGAAAAGAAGATGTGGAGTATTGCAGGGGCATTGGCAATGATTAGTATCATGATTTCCCCAATCGGTCAAAGACTTGTGCAAGGGGTATTGACACCACCATCAGTAGAGAGTAGAATGTAGGGACTAGCAGTCCAACGTATTGTCTAATTTTGTTGATGTTCAATATGTGAATCTCCTGTCGGCAAGACTGGATAAATTTGCTAAAAAGAAAGAGCACCTTTACAACTTTCGGTGTCCCTATTGTGGTGACTCTCAGAAGCATCGTAATAAGGCAAGAGGATACTTCTTTCGTATTAAGACTGATATGGTCTTCAAGTGTCATAACTGTGGCGTAGGAAGGACGCTACCAAATTTTCTAAAGGACAATGCTCCAGACCTTTATGACCAATATATCATGGAGAGGTATAAGAATAGTACGACGGGTAAAGGTTCGTATGTTCCTAAACCAAAACCTGCAATCTTTGATAAACCGAAGTTCAAGAAAAAGGGAGAACTTCAAAGTATCGAAGAACTAAATAGAGGACACCCCGCAGTCGGATATCTTCTCGGTCGTCAAATACCTGAAAGAAATTTTGGAGATTTGTTCTATACTGATAAGTTTTTTACTTGGGTCAACACTCAAAAACCAACGTTCAAAGATGTCAAAAAGGATCAACCAAGAATCATTATCCCTTTCATTGACACCAACGGCGAATGGTTTGGATTCCAGGGAAGGTCACTAGATTTAACTGATAAGTTGCGGTATATAACTATCATGTTGGACGAGTCTAGAACTAAAGTCTTTGGTCTTAATCGTCTGGATTTTAACAAGACGATTTACATTACAGAAGGTCCCCTTGATAGTTTCTATATTGACAATGCAATTGCAATGGCAGGAGCAGATGTTGATTGGAATATCTTACGTGACAAAGATGTTGTCTTTGTGTATGATAATGAATGTCGCAACAAAGAAATTATTGACAGGATGTCTAAAGTAATTGACAGAGGTTATGAGATTGTCATCTGGCCATCAAACCTAGAAGACAAAGATTTAAATGACATGTTTATCGCTGGACATGACGTACAATCTCTGGTAGAATTCAACACTTACAGCGGTCTACAAGCACAGATTAAACTAAGCGAATGGAAAAAGGTATGAAGGAAGTTCATGTAGTCAAAAGAGATGGGGTGAGTGAACCTCTCAATCTTGATAAAATTCATGTGATGGTTGAACACGCTTGTAATGGTCTTGCAGGCGTATCTGAGAGTCAGGTTGAGATGAATGCAAACCTGCAGTTCTTTGATGGCATCAAGACTTCTGATATTCAGGAGATTCTTATTCGTTCTGCTAATGACCTTATTAGTTTAGACGCACCAAACTATCAATTTGTTGCAGCACGATTACTTCTATTTTCTCTAAGGAAAGCAGTATATAATGGTCACCCTGATGGACATCCTCCTTTAAAGGAGCATGTAGAGAAGTGTATTGAGAAAAAAATCTATGATTCAAGTATTCTGAAAAAGTTTACTGATGAAGAATGGGATATTCTTACTGATTACATTGACCATGGACGTGATTTCTTGTTCACATATGCTGGCATTCGTCAGGTTGTAGATAAATACCTAGTGCAGGATCGTAGCACTGGGACAGTTTTTGAAACTCCCCAGTACATGTATATGATGATTGCTGCTACGTTGTTTCAGGATGACGATAAGTTTTATAGATTAGAATATATCAAGAAGTATTATGACGCAATCTCGAAGCACCGAATCAACATCCCCACACCTGTCATGGCAGGAGTACGAACTCCGCTTCGACAGTTTGCTAGCTGTGTTCTTGTTGATGTTGATGACACCCTCGATAGTATCTTTTCTAGTGACATGGCGATTGGCTACTATGTTGCTCAACGTGCAGGAATCGGTATCAACGCAGGCAGAATCCGTGGCATCAACGCTAAAATCCGAGACGGAGAAGTGCAGCACACAGGTGTTGTCCCGTTTCTCAAAAAGTTT